GTAACCGATTTCTTCTAATTCTTTCTTTTGGTCTTTGATTTTATCAAACTTGTGACCAGTACCATCGATAATCATTCCCAATCTACCATCCATGTAGAGTTTTTTACGAGCTGCTGTGAGTTCTTTAGCTCTACCTCTCAATCCACTATAGTCATCATAGGTCGGGTCTGTCAATTGTCTAAATAACTCATCGTCCATATCATCTAAGTCCGTACCGAATCCGTATTTGTTCAACATACGAGTAAGTTCTTTGTCTTGATTTACAAGTTTCAAACCAAAGGCAGATACATTAACCTTTTTTGGTATTCCGTATAAACCACTTGCAACAAATGACTTACCACTACCTGGCCCACCTGCTAAAAATACAGCCTTCAAGATACCAGGATCATTTATTCCTTCATTCACGGAATCATTTATTCCTCTTCCACCGACATCCATACTTTTTGAGAATTTTTTTAATTTTGGAAAAGCTCTAAACTTACTCAATTTATCTTGTTTTTGCCATTTCATCTTATCAAATACCTTCATTCTTGTATGTTGACTTACTATGTAATAAATATCAGCAACATTACCACCCATTGATTTTATCCATTTTTTGTACTTAAGGACTATCTTAGCAGAAACCTTCTCATGTCCATAATGAGTCCAAAATCCTTTCTTTGGATGTAGTTTTGCCGTTGAATCCTTACCGATATCATGAAATAATGCTGCGAGTGCAAAGTCTATATCACCAGTTCTTAATGCCCTATTTGTAACTGCTATGGTATGTTTCAAAACATTACCCTCAGGATGAAAATCTCTTCTTTGGTCATAATTCTTTAGATTATAAACTCTCTTTTTTAAATCAATAGGAAGGGCATTATAAATATCTTTGAATTTTTTTGGTTTCTTACGAACCGCTATTTCATTTAGGTATTTATCTTTTTCCATATTTTGAATTGCTTTACCTATTTCTCTACCTTTTAAATCTTTTGACACATCACTTCCTTTTACTGATAGTTTAAATCTGACCAACTTTTTAAAATCTTTTTTAATGTACTTACCCCATCTGATAATTTGTTTATCACTTAAGGTGGTCTTTTCTTGAAACTTCTTAATTAAGAATATGTTCTCAGGTTTAAATGATTGTAACACATTCAAGAATTGTATGTTTACTATATCTTGATTAGGATAGGCTAAACCATTCAATTTCCGTATAGAATTTACATCATTTTTTCGTAAAATCCAAGCTAAAAATAAAATATAATCGTTTTCATTTATGTAAGGAATACTGATTTGATATCTTGGAAGAATCTGTTTGGTAAATCCTAACTCATCAGCAAGTTGTAAATATTTTTTTGTATTTTTTGCTTTCTTGATTGACTTAACAAACTCATCTCTAATTCTCTCTTTACTCACCCCATCAAGACTTGGATTCTGTCTTAGTGCGTTTTCAGTTTCCCTACCTAACTTACCACCGAGTGCACCTTGAAATCTTAATGCTCTCATCTTTCGCAGTGGGTCTTCATCAAATCTTTCAACAGGTTTTCCTACAGTTCGGATCTTTTTCTTTTTTAAATCTGCTACACCACCAACAAGGTCAACTATCTCACCTCTGTCCATATCATAGAATAATGCGTTGATGGTCAAATCTCTTCTTTTGACATCACCTTCGATGTCGGTATAATCGACTGAACTTGGGCGTCTCCCTTTACCAATATCCTTTCTGAATGTTGCTATTTCATGTCCACCAACTATCACGACACCGAATTGTTTTCCAACACCTATGGTTTTTAATTTACCCATTTTAGCAATCTTTTCGACTTCATCAGGTTTTGCATCTGTAGCTAAATCAAAATCTTTTGGATTCTTTCCTAATATTGCGTCCCTTACGGCTCCACCAACTACAAAAAGTTTTTTCTTGTTTTTCTTAAAAAGTTTGTGTATCTTTTGTATGTCATTGGGTATTCTGAGCTTTAATTTGTTATACTCGTTCAGTTCACCCTCTTCCACCTTTTCGTATCCACTCCCATATGGAACTGAAGTGTTACCTTTCTTCTTCATTTTGTTAATCATCTTACGACTTGGTGATGCACCTATCATTTCATTTTTCTTCTTGGTTTTCTTTTTCATTTGATTGATGTATTTTCTATATACAGCAGCCTGAGATGTCTTACCCATTTCTCTCGCTCTCTGTTCCATCGCTACTGCGGCCTGAATCTTGTGTGCATGAGAACGACCACTTCTTTTGATTTTACTTACTGAAGCTTTAGCATCCTTGACTGTAGCAAACTTTAATCCTTTGATTGTTCCCTTTGGATTTTCATCCGTGTATAAATCAGAGTGTGATTTTGAACCACGGTGTTGTCCTTTCTTACGAGGTACTCTTGGAGCCTCGTTTATGGGTAACAAATCTTTGATTAATTCGTGGGTGAGTTTATTCATTAAATGATTATTCCATAAAGTAAGATTACAAATCCAACGGCTGGTAGGATAAATATTCTTTTACCACCCCACCAAGGTATGTCGTATCCTAAGATGTGCCATTTATAATCAACTGGCTTGTAGATTGTTCCTTTATTAACATGATTGAGAGCTGCTTCATAACAGAATGTACCGATGAACCAACTACCAACACCTAACCAAAAGAATTTAGAGAATGAAGCTTCCATCAAAAAGGCTAGAATTACAGTTCCCCAAACACCAACATTTTCCAATATTCTCCACATATGGTAGTCAAATATACCATTTGATTTATTATTTGGGTGAATTAACTTGTTGGTTTCCTTTCTTTTTTTGGTACTCCATGTCCAACCTTCTGTAACTCCTTCACTAAACCAATATAACACTATTGCTACACAAAACAAAATTTGTATTAAAATATCAAGCATTTTCTTCTCCTTTGATGGTCTTTCCCTTAATAAATATCGAGTTGCAAGAAAGTTGAGTTTTTGAGTTTTTTCGGCGATATATAAAGATAGACTTTATACGAAGCGGGATAATATATGTTAGAAAACTTTTACTCCGTACTTCTTCTCAAACTCA